ATCTAAGTTTCTAAAATCAAATTCTAATTCACCACCTTTATAATCTTTAGGATCTGATAGTGTAACAGTTACAGATAATTTTCTAATCTTACCGTGTGATGGATCTCCTTGTTCTCTTTGATACGGTTGATCCCAACCATCGCAATGCCAATCATAAAATTGACCTTTAGTATATTTTGTAAACTGACAAGCCTCTGAAAAGTCCCATTGAAAATTCCAACCAGCACTTGCATTTGCTTGATGAATGTATGGTTGTATTTCTTTATATATCCATCTATCACTCATCCAAACAACATCAGAATTTCTTTTCTTTTTTAAATCTTTAATTTGTTTTTTATTTAATTTTTTACCACCATAACCACCAGTCACTGCCATTTGATCTTGTAATTGATGACCGTAACGAACAATGTCATTACAGATACGTTCTGGTATAGCTGATTTAAAATACCAATAATAATTTGTTAAATTCATATTCTTTCTTTTACCACCATAGAAATAACATATCTATTATTTATGCAACTGTCAATGTTCCTGATACTGTAAATGTTGCAACTTTACATCCACCTGGAGTAGTTGAAGTTTGATTAGTTCCAGGCGAAACTGTAAGTGTTGCAGCACTAGGTGCACTAACAACAACAATACCTGAACCACCATTACTATTTGATCCTGTGCCATTATAATCTCCAGCTCCGCCACCACCACCAGTATTAGCTGTTCCAGCTGTAGCGTTAGCATCATTACTTGGGCCTGAACCACCATTTCCTCCACCACCAGCACCTCCACAGCCTCCTGCTCCTGGATGACCTCCACCACCTCCACCACCAGCATATGAAACATCTGAACCAGTAATTGTATTTGGTGCACCAGCTCCACCATCACCACCACCTTCTGGGGCTGGATTTCCAACAGACCCAGCTGCTGTGGCTCCTCCACCGCCTGAACCAGAATAATTAATTCCCTGTCCTGCTCCACCATCATTACCTTGTGATGGACTTACAGGAGGAGTGTTACCACTACCTCCAGATGCTCCAGAATTATATCTTGCTCCACCTCCAGATCCTCCTGGTTTACCATTTTTTTCAGGTGTACAGTTTTGCCATCCTCCATAACCACCACCCGCTGATGTTATTGTTGAAAAAACTGAATTAGCTCCAACAGTTGAGGCAGAACTTGGTGACCCACCAGATCCACCAGCTCCTACTGTTATTGGAAAATCTGTTGAACTAAAAGAACTAAAAGGTATAGCTGACCCTCTTAAAGGACTTGGTCCAAAACCAGATGCTCTGTAACCACCAGCTCCACCACCACCAGCTCCTGTTGATATTCCTCCAGCCCCACCACCTGCAACCACTAAATAATTTAAATCAAAAACTGATTTAGGTTTAGGCCATGTGCCTTGTTGCAATGCTCTTAATTGACTTTTTAAATTCCATACACCACTTGCTTTGTTTAATTCTTTTATTGCTACAACACCGCTTCCACCAGTTCCTGAATTCATTTGTAAACCAGATGCAGATGAATTTCCACCACCTCCACCACCAGTATTAGCAGCTCCCACTTGGGTTGGTGCATTAGCTGATGATCCAGGTCCAGATGGTTGTTGTCCACCTTTTCCTCCACCACCTGATCCACCACAACCTAACTCTGGTAAAGAACTTGAACCAAAAGCTCCACCTCCACCGCCACCACCGACTACTCCACAAACTCCAATTGATGTGCTTATAAAAGGAGATACATCCGAGCCTGCTCCACCATTTCCACCTTTACCTGGTGCTCCGTCTGAGCCAGCTGCTCCTGCTCCACCACCTCCTCCTCCAGTGTATAAAGGTGCATTGTTATCTCCATCACCACCAGCGTTTCCTTGACCACAAGTTCCTGCTCCACCATCTCCTTCAGCAGATGATAAACCAGGTCCAGAAGGAATTCTTCCTCCAAAACCACCCCCACCAGATCCACCAGCAGTTCCGTTTACACTTGCGTGACAGTTACCACCTCTACCACCACCTGTTGCAGTGTAAGTCGTTCCACCTATGACTGTTGATGAATTTGTTCCGTTAGTTGCGTTCCAAGCACCTCCACCTCCAACAGTGGTTGGAATAGTTACTGCTCCACAAACACTTAAATCTTGTTGTACAACCACACCACCAGCACCACCACCGCCAGAACCTGAACTACAATTTTGAGCTAGACCTCCACCGCCACCACCAGCTACAACAATAGCATTTACAAGTCTTGTTCCTGGTTGAGTAGCACATAAATTACCTGAAGATGTTTTTATTTGAACAGTTTCCTTCCCAAAAGAAGTTATGTTTCTTTTACCGATTAATCCGCCGTTGGTTCTAGGCATTTAAGTCTCCTATTCGGAAACCCAAGCTGAGCCATTCCAATTATAGACTGTTGGAGTTTCCGCGTCGTCGTTTGATTTTCTTGCTTCCCAACCTGTATCGTTGTCAGCTTTGTATTTTGTTTCGTTCCATCCAATAAGGTAAGTCCACACAACTGGATCTTGACCATCGTTTGTAACTGATGGATATGTTATTGGTGCTTGCCAATCGTCACTTGAATCAAGTGACCATGAAGCATAAGGTTGTGGACTTAAAAATTTATTTTTTGTTGAATTATAAACATAGCCTATACCTGCATATTGTTTTCTAAAATTATTGTTATAAGAAGTTTGTTTCCAGCTTCCACCTTTAAAAAAATTTGAACACCATGTTTCGCCATCAACATGCATATCATTATCTCCCAGTGTTCCACCGTTTGCAGGAATATCATTTCCTACAACTACAACTCTTTTTACAACTTGATGTGTATCAGATGTAAAACCTGTTGGATCTGTTTTTGATTCTAATTCTGCAAAATGTGCCATTTTATTTCTCCTTAAAAGTTTATTTATAATTTAGTTTTAACTTATAGTCAATGTTCCTGATACAGTAAATCTAGCTACTTTATCATTAGCTGGACCTACACAAGAACTTAAACTGTTTGTCCCTGGTGCAACTGCTGCACATGTTGATCCTGGGAATCTTAATACTACAACCCCTGATCCACCTGCACCTCCAACATAAACAGGTCCACCTCTACTACCACCGCCACCACCACCGCCAGTATTAGCTGTTCCTACAGAATCTGGAACATTGGCTGAAGGATAATCTACTCCATCTCCTCCACCACCAGAGCCACCACAACCTCCAGTGCCAGAAGCAGCTGTGCCACCTCCGCCTCCGCCTGCATATGTTACACACGAATCAGTAATTGAATTTGTTAATCCTGCACCACCATTTCCACCGTTTTTTCCACCTGGGTTGCTGTTTCCATTGCTACCTGCAGCGTTAGCACCACCACCTCCTCCAGCTGCAGTAGTAGGACTTCCACCACCAGTTCCACCGTTATTACCTTGTCTTCCAGATAAAATTGGAGAACTAAATGTTGTGCACCCACTTCCTCCAGAAGAACTAGATGTTCCCGATCCTCCACCACCAGAACCACCAGCTTTAGCGTTGTTAGTGTCTCTTCCACCGCCACCTCCGCCACCTAGTGAAGTAATGTAACTTACTAATGAAGCATTACCATTATTACCTGGTTCGCCACAAGTCGCTGGCGCTGATGCTCCACCAGCACCAATTGTAACTGTATTTGATCCTGGCATTAAAAATAATTTTGTTCCACCTGGAAAAGATGATCTATATCCACCAGCTCCACCTCCACCACCAGCGTTTGTTCCACCTGATGCTCCACCACCCACTACTAAATAGTCAACTGCTGTTGCACATGCTACATCTAAAATATTTAATGTTGATGATGCTTTAAATTCTGCAATACTGTTTATTCCATCAGTCGACGTGACCGGTGCACACGCACTGCATGTTGTAAGAAAAACACCACCTCCTGGTGTTTTCGCAATTACGATACCTGAACCACCTGCTCCACCAGTCGCTCCAGTTGCGCTAGCACCTCTTGCTCCACCACCGCCACCACCAGTGTTTGCGGTTCCAGCGTCTCCATCAGTATCACCAGGTGATCCTGCTGATCCTCCACCACCAGATCCACCAGATCCAATACTTGCTCCAGATCCACCTCCACCGCCAGCATACGAAGTATCAGGGCCTAAAATTGTATTTGGTGCTCCTGCACCTCCATTACCACCTGTTGCGGGAGGCTGTGTGGCATCCGCTCCAGCAGCCCCACCACCTCC